GCGCATTCATCAACGCTGTGGATTCGTGGATCGAAAACAACATGATCCACCACCTTGAAATATCGGCAATGACAGACGCCATGAATGCCGCTTTTGAGCTTTACAACGCATCAGCAACTCAATCAAAAGAAGGATCGGGGTCGGGAAACTAAATGGCCCCAACTGGCTTGCGGCTTACGTTTTCAGACTCGTCAAGCTGACCGGCTGGGGCTTCGCCCACATACTAGAAGAGCTTCCATTCGCCGTGGGCTTGCAACTTCTCCAGGCTGACGACTACGCAAACGGCATCCACCGCCCTTGGTCGCGCAACAACGCCAGCGTTGATGTTGACGCTTTCGCCACCATAGAGGCGACACTCGCAAAGTATGGCAAAGTTTAAATTTGAAAGCGTGAAGTTTGAGCAGATCATGGCGGACTACGCAGAGATACGTGAGGTCACGATTCCTGACGCCGTCTCGCTCAACGCTCGCCTTCTTTGCGTCGAGTTGGCGCGGCGGACGCAGCCGTTTGGGAATGACGAAACTGCCGGAACAACTCGCGTCAAAAACGACATCGGAAAAATTATCAAACCGCCAGTTCAGTTATTGGCGATGGCAAACAAGGTTGAAAATAAGAAAATTGCACAACGATTGAAGTCGCTGATAATGAATCAGAGATATGATGTTGTTGAGACTATCTTTCGAAACCTTGGCTTTTTAAATAAGTGGACGGGTCTTGAGTTTCTGGACAACAAGGGCGCGATAAAGACGCACCACCAAGACGCTCGCGTTAAGCCGACCGGAAGAACAAAGACAAGGGGAAGTAAGTTGTTTATTTCAAGCGGAAGTGAACTCAATACATATATCACGGAGATACAAAAGCGCGTCGGTATTTCAAAGGGCGGATGGGCGGAATGCGCAAGCCAACTCAAGAAGGTGAATAAGGGCGGACTTCTCACAGGGTTTCCGTCATGGGTTAAAAAAGCCACAAGAAACGGATCTGGATCAGTTCAAGACTTAACATCCAACATCAAAAGCCCGAAGGTGACTCTTACAAATAACGTGCCGTGGGTATCTCAGATTCTTCCAGCAAGTGAGCAACTCAACGCTCTCTCAGTCGTCTCAACTAAAATGCGGAATCAAATGAACATGATCCTAAAAAAGAGACAAAAAACCCTTGTAGAAACTTAATAAAATGGCCGACGTTACAGTAGAATTTGGAGCAACAGACACAGGACTTGAAAAGACACTCAAGGCCGTTCAAGACGAACTTACCCAGCTAAAAGGCAAGGTATCGAGCGGGGAGCTTTCCATGACCGAACTCGAAAGCACGATGAAGCGCGTCGGGCAAGTGACTTCGATGGAGAAAAATATCAAGGCCATCGGAGATCAGTCTGACGGAACGTCAAAGGACGTTAATGAAATGGGCAAAGCTATGGAAGAGACAGGGAAAAAAAGGGGAAAGTGGATTTGCCAAAATCGTAGGCGCGGCGGCATTAGCAGGCGGAGCAGTTAAACTAGGTATGATGGCCGTTGACGCTGCTTTTGCGGCTGTTAGCGGAGCGTTTGAAGCGTTTGGCGAGTCGATCAATAAGGCCGCCGACTTTCAACAGCTTGAAACGAGTTTCAATGTGCTGATTGGAAATACGACGCTTGCAAAAACATTTTTAGAAGACCTAAGCAAATTCGCGGCATCAACTCCGTTCACGATCCCAGGTCTCGCGGACGCATCCAAAACATTGCTTGCATTTGGCGTCATGTCCTCAGAAGTCATTCCAATAGTTTCGATGCTCGGTGACGTTTCTCAAGGCAACGAAGATAAACTAAAATCACTAGCTTTGGCATTTGGAAAAGTAGAATCACAGGGCAAACTTACAGGCGAAGAACTCAATCAGATGATCGACTCTGGGTTCAACCCGTTAGAGCATATTTCCGAAAAAACAGGCAAGAGCATGGGAGAACTCCGAAAGGAGATGGAAAAGGGGTCAATCACTTCTGCGATGATCCGCGAAGCGTTTGTAGCCGCTACATCGGAGGGCGGAAAGTTTTTCGAGATGACAAAAAAGCAGGGAATGACATTCAACGGTGTCATGTCCACCATGCAGGACACCATCGATGATCTATACAGGAGATTTGGTCGGCCAATCATCGATGCGCTTACTCCGATAATACAGAAATGGTCAGATCGAATATCTGCAATCGCTCCGCTCTTTGATCTGATAGGACAGGCCGTTGGAAACACGATCACTTATTTTTCCGATTTAATTGATAAAGTATTTAACGTGGAGAAAGCCGTCGGCAATATCGGCAGCAGCATCTCGGCCATCTCCGGTGGAGAATATGCCGCTGGGATCGAAAACCTTTTTCTCTCCATGAAAGTGTGGGTCATGGAAACAGCGAATGAGATCTACAAGCATATGATTGCCGCATTTAAAACGGTCGCTGAATTTGCAGGGAGCATTTTTGATCCAAGCGGGGCACTAGGTAAAACCGTTGTGGATTCTTTTGAATACATCGGAACAAAAGCGGCTGTGACTATCATGCGGACTCTAGCTCAAGGTCTAGCAGGTTCCACATGGACATCGGGCATTGCGCTTAGTTTAAACCAAGCGGCAAATGAATCGAACATCGCCGCAAATAAAATTGCCGATAATTTTGCCGGGGCCGGAGGAAGAATTGCAGAACAATTTACCACCGCAGGAGCCGCATTGCCAAAATCATTTGCCGAAAACTATGGCGCAATTCCTCCTCTTTTCGACGACATCAAATCAACTCAAGATCAGATCGACGCGAATAATGCAAAGATCGCGGCCTCCACAAAAGAGATTGTCGTTAGCGATCAAGAAGCCGTCGCAGAAGCCAAGGCCTATTTTGACCAGTGGAAAAAATCTGAAGATCTAAAAAAGAAAGCAGCAGAAAAGGCGGCTGAAGATTTAAAAATCGAACAAGATAAAATTGCGCTAAAACAGGGCGAACTAAAATATCAACTTGAGTTAGCCCAGGCGCAAGCCGCTGGCGACTCGGAGCGCGTCAAATTCTTGCAGGAACAAAAGAAATATGCAGACGATGTTCAAAAAGCCTTGGCGGCAGGACTTGATCCAGAGCAAGCCGCTTTATTTGCGACCAACATGGCTATCGCCGCAAACAACTCCGCAAACATAAAGCAATACGATAAGGACGGAAATGAGTTGTTTTACAAGGCCGCAGAAAACGCAGAGAAATTGCATCTTAGCCTAAAATCGGCAACAGGCTTTGCCGACACTCTTTCAAATATGAAAGAGATTAAAGCATTGGATAAGGCGATGAACTCGGCAAAAGCCGCAAAAGATGAATTGAAGGCGATGGATCAATTGCTTGGAACTGATCTCGCTCGCAAGAGCTTTCCCGATCTAGTTAGAGAGCTTAACTTGGACAAAATTGGGCAGACTGGTGAGGAGCAAATACGAGCCGTTGTGACATATTTCAAAGGAGTAAGAGACAAACTTTCTGCAAATCCAATCGACTCAGCAAAAGGGCAAGAAGAAATCCAAAAAATAATCAAATTCTTGGGCGGAAATCCACTAACAGCAGACTTGGTTGTGAAATACCAAAAAGCGCAGGCGGAGACTAAATCGGCATTCGGCTCAATCCCCGCCACGCTTGACGCAGACAAGAGCGTTAAAGGTCTGCGCGACTCGGTCAAGGACGGCATCGAACTTGACGTGGCCGCGAAGTCGGGCGCAACCGGGTTGCTCGACGCAATTAAGACTGCTGTCGAAGCCATTAAAACAGCAGTTGAAAAAATCGAACCGAAATTGCCGATGGCAGTTGTAGGAGCATAAAGAGATGACCACATATCACGGAACCACAGATTTAATTTTAACCAAAAAAAACATCACTATTTTGCAAAGCGGAGTATTTAAGTGCAACGCGCAATACGTTTGTCGAAACACGGATTATTTAGAATTCATTGCCGCACTTTCTCGCGGAAATAGAATGCCGCAGTTGAATATATTTATAATCGGCGACGAAATTGGTATCGATATTGGCAGCAACGGCTTCACCACTTTTAATGTCACGGGATACGCTGAAAATACTGAGATAAACTAATTAAATCCGCTTGATAGAAAATAACAATGACACCTACAACACAATATTACGGAGCGGAAATTCAGAATGTTCAAGTTCAAGTTTATCGAGGATTATCTGTGAATAACGCAGTCCCGACATATACTTTATTTGTTTTTTCGCAAAAAGTTTTATCTCAAACCTTCACCGTAAAATACAGCCAAAGCGCAACAGCTCCAATCAAGCTGTCAGCGATTGACGTCGAACTGGACTACGAGCCAATACTCGTGCAGTTGGGGCAGGGAGGCCCGTCGGTCGAAGACCCTTACGAATACGTGAGGGGTGAATTTGGCACATTCTACACGTGGAACAACAATGATGCGTACAACCCAAATGGTTTATTGAAAACAAAAGCGATTAGCAACGTGACGAGTTCGATTGCAGGAAATTTAATGGAAGTGACGTGCGTTTATTCGCTGATTTTATCTACTCCAACCGTGTCGATCACGGGCACGGCAACACAATAATGTCAGTCCCACACACAATTCCATCGTCGCCGAATACAAAACCGATATCGGCGTCACAGCTAAACGAGAATTTCGTTTACCTCGATTCCAGCAGAGGCATCGAAGTTCCTGCACCACCGCCCGATCCGACGGCTGTTTTTGTGCTTGCAAGTCGCGGCGGATTTTTGTTCTGGGTTGCCACCGAGGAATGCCCATGATACTAGGCAGGACACCAGAAGGGCTGATCAAGACAAAGAGCGACGGCGCACTCGGCCTTCGCGCTGTGAATTGCGCGTGCTGTGTGAATTGTGGTGGTTGCACAATAGCTGTAAACTCTGCCACGCGAATAATTTTAGATGCAGCAACGACAGGCACACTTAATGGGTATTCCCCCGATACATGGTTGCAACTGGGAACAGGATTTGCTGCAGAGTGGTCTTATTACGTAGATGGGCGTCTTGCATATTACCAATTCTTTTATGCTTACGGTTGTTTTTTTGGAGAAGGATGGGAAGGTGGACTTGAGCAGATTAGCACGGTATGCTGCGATGAAGGGCCTCCAGGATATGCTTGTAGCGACAAGAATTTAACAATAAATGGAGTTGTGTATTTAATACACAATTTTTATCCAACGGGAGCCCCTGATCCGGGACCATTAGTTCCTCCGCCGATTTTTGTTTTTTCATGACCCTCCCGCCTCACATTGCCGAACGCCGCGCCCAAATGCTCGCACGCTTCGGCAACGCCGCGCACCGCTTCGCTCGCGCAGGCTTCGCCACCACTCCACCCGAAGCACTCGCCAGCCGCCAAGCAACGTGCAAAGCCTGTCCCGAATGGGACGCCACCGCACTCAACGCCACAGGCCGCTGCCGCAAATGCGGCTGCTCGACTTGGGCGAAACTACGCATGGCAACCGAGGCGTGTCCGATAGGCAAATGGGAAGCTGTTGACAAAGCCACCAACTAAATGGCACGCGATCTTTTTATTGACACCACGAACCGCCGATTGGCGACGAGCTTGACGAGCCTTGCACCCGCTACAACGCCGCGCTTCGTCAAAGGCGACAACGGCGCGATCAACCTTTATTTTCTGGAGGCAACGGGCAATATAACGACTCCGTTTAACGTGATCGACTACACCGGCACTAGCGTAAAATTTGGCGTAGGAAGCCGCATAGGAGTTCCAGCATCCGGCACATTCACTCTCTCCTTCGGCGGACAGACGAGCGGAGCAATCGGATTTAGCGCGACCGCAGGCGCGATCTCGTCCGCGCTCAACTCTCTCTCGACAATCACCGCCGCTGGATCGGTCACCGTTGACGGCACGATGGCGACCAACTTCGTCGTTTCATTTAACAGCGTCGGCACGCAGGGCGCGATCACAGGGAACTTCGCTCGACTCATTCCGACCACGACCGCGCTAATAGACGAGCGCATCGCAGGAGACGCGACCAACGCCGAAATTCAAGAGCTTCAACTCCGACTTGCTCCAGCAGTCTACGAGCCAACGTGGACTGATCTTGGCACGGCAATGACGGTCAGCATTGCAACCACGGTAACCGGCTCGACACTCAATAACGAAATCCAGCGTCTCTCATTTTCACGCGCTCCGTATCTCGGTAGTTTCCGCATAACGGTTCCGACCTACAACGTGGATATCGCAAGCACCGTCACCGACGGCGTATTCATTTCGGCAACTAACCACGGTCTGACGCTCTCTCAGCCTGTCGTTCTAACAGGCTTCACCGCGTTGACCGGATACACCGCAGGCGTGCAATATTTCGTGCGCTCGATCCCACAGACTACCGAGTTTTTGCTTGGCGTAACGGCAGGGGCAACCGCGATCACGACTGGCACAGGCACGGTGACGACAGGGAGCGTTGCCACAACCGTCCTACGCCAGACCGATCCGCTCGACGCAATCACGACCGCCGCGCAGTTGCAAACAGCCTTGCAATCCCTCGACAGCATCGGCGCAGGCAACGCGACCGTTGTCGGAGTTCAGAATAGCTACTACGACATAAACTTCGGAGGCGACAAAGGATTCACCGATCTTCCGACACTCCAAGTGCAAAGCGGATTGACCGCAGCACCAGGGAAGACAGCCGCCGTGGATTTTAACACGTTCGGCGTTCGCGATCTTCTTTTAAACGCGACCTCGGTAACGACCGAGATTGAGGTTGAACTTACGACTGCAGGCGAACGAAGCACGATCATTCTCCAATCCTGCACGCTCACCGAAGAACTCATTTCGCAAGGCGGATTGAGCTAATGAACGGTCACACTTTTCATACGTTCATCGGCACGGGAGCACCAGCAATGGCGGTCTTGATCTCGTTCTCCGAGGTTGAAGCGTGGCTTCGCGTTGCTTCTCTTGTCCTAGGAATTTGCATCGGTGCGGTCTCGTTATACAAAATGTTGAAAGCAAAGAAACCATGAAAATACTATCTACAATCGTTGACTCACTTTCCCAGAACTCGACCTGGAGGGGGCTGATTTTAATCGCAACAGCGGCAGGCGTAAATCTATCGCCGGAGTTGCAGACGCAGATCATTGCCGCAGGACTTGGTCTTGTCGGCCTAATAAACGTAATTCGCAAAGGAAAATGAACGCCAAGAAAATCGCACTCTGGATGGTCTTGATTTCGTTCGCGTTTCTAGGCATGGCGTTTCTTACGTCATGCGCTGGGTTTCAAAATCCTTCGTTATGCGTCAAGACGGACTACGGAACTCTCTGCTACCAACTGCCGGATATTCAAGGACTGAAAAAATGACCTTCGACGAGCGAAGCGAGATCAACTTAGCAACGCTCCACCCCGCGATGCAAAAGGCTATGCGTGCCTTTCTAGGCGTTGCAAAGGTTATCTGCGCGAAGGTTGGCTGCGACGTTAAGATCATCAGCGGAACTCGCAGTTACATGGAACAAGATGCGATCTATGCCAAAGGCCGCACGATACCAAATACATCGATTACAACACGAGCCAAGGCTGGATTTTCGCTCCATAATTTCGGGATTTCAGCGGATATCGGAATCTTTCGCGGAAAGGAATATTGCGGAGAGCATCCGCTCTACCACGAACTCGGCACGCTCGGAAAATCGCTCGGCATGGAATGGGGCGGCGACTGGAAATTTATTGACGAACCGCACTATCAGATGCGTCCAGCATGGGCGAAAGGAATGACCGAGCGAGATATGCTCGCCAATTTACGCAACCGAGTATCTAAAAAAATAGACGTTCTTGCTTGAAAAAAAAGAGACAACCGACGGTTGAATCGGATCGCACGGAGGCACTCGCGGAAGCGAAACGGCTTCTGTCGGAGCATTACGATTGCGGGTTCACCATCGTCAGTTGGGAGCAGGGCGGAGAGACGATGCACGGAGAGTTCGTTTTCGGTAACCGATACGCCGTCGAAGGACTCGCAGGCGACTCTTTCAGTATTCTATTTCCAGACGACGAAGAAGAAGAGGAGGACGAAGACGCATGAAAATGACATTGGAGTTTGACGAGACCGAGCGATACGAGCACGAGGTGGCCTGCAAAGCCCTTGATATTCTCATCCTAGTGGATGACATAGACCAAGAGCTTCGATCCGCTTTAAAACACGAGAGCGGCGAATTTGCAGAACTCGACGAAGACACTATGGAGGCCGTCCGCGCTTGGATATGGAAGGAACGGAGTGACCGGAACATTCCAGAACTTAAATGAAAGGATGGAAAAAATGGATGGCTGTTGGGTGCTCTCACGGCGACCAGATCGACCCAGAGGCACGCAATTCCGTCTTGACGTTCCGAGCCCGCTGGAGCCCTGACACAACTATTCATCTAGGAGATTTTTTGGACTTAGCCGCTTTTCGTTCTGGAGCTATTTCCGATCCGAACTCAAGCGACCGCGCCGCGAGTATTAGCGACGACCTTTCCGCCGGTATTGATTTTCTGCACGAACTACGTCCGCAACATATTTTATATGGAAACCATGAAGCCAGACTTTATAAACTCGCCAATTCTCCCAACGCACTAGCGGCTCACGCCGCTACGCTCACCATTCAAGCTATCGAGAAGACCGCGAAGGAACTCAAGGCGAAATTGTATCCGTATCACATTCGATCCTTTTACGAACTAGGGGGAACGAAGTTTTTGCACGGATATATGTATAATGTCCAAGCCATCCGCGATCACGCAGAGACCTACGGGCAATGCGTGATGGCCCATCTACACCGAGTCGGCTGGGAACGCGCTCGCACGCTCGACGGCGCGAGTGGATACTGCGTAGGAATGCTGGCGCGTTTCGATATGGAATACGCGAGCACGCGCCGCGCAACATTTGCTTGGTCGCAAGGTTTCGCGTACGGCTATTACAAGGACAACTCTATAAATATAAATTTATGCGAAAGAAAAATCAATCAGCCGTGGCTGTTGCCAATGTAAGCAAAGCCTGGTCGGCTTTCCTTGAAACGACAAAAGTCGAAAGCGAGAAAGAGCTTGAGGAGCAAGGCTGGAAGACCGTCCGCACTATTGCATCCGAAGCAAAACTTACAATTGCATCGGTGAATTGCAGACTTGAAACGGCTGTTGGAAAAGGGATGCTTGAAACAAAAAAAGCAACTATCCAGACCAACCAAGGCGTTCGCGAGGTAAGATTCTTTCGCCCTACCTAGTTAGATTCCAATATGTAAATTGGTTTTTATCCAAGCGCAGATGCGCGTGGGCATTGGTTGAGCGCGTATGTAAAGACTTTTCCACAGATTTATTTTCGCACTTCGCGAATTTTTTTCTTTTCATCCAAACAGGGATTGATGATTGTTTGCACATCGAAAGGGAATGACTCCCAACGATACAAACCAAAAACAGAAAATATGGAACCACTAACATTCTTGGCACTATTCGCCACCTGCACAATCTGTGCATTCATTGCCGGTTATTTGATCGGCAACATGAAAGCCACCTGCCAAGCGGAGCAAACCCGCCGCTGGTGGATGAACCGCCAGATCCGCAGGGAGCGCGGGGAGGAAACAAAATGAGCGGCTGGATTTCGGCATCAACGCCACCGGACGATGGCGAGACCGTCATCATCGCCACCCTCGGTGGCGAGGTCTGGACAGGTTTCATTGACGGAGATGTCTGGAGGAATGTCTCGGGCGCACGGATTCACGAGGAGGAGCCGGTATTGCACTGGATGCCGCTACCACTCCCACCAGAGGACGAGGCATAATGACTCCCGAAGAGAGGCACGATGCCGAGTGCCAATTCACGCGCAATTTATTGTGCGGCATGGTTCAGCAGGCCGTTGAAGACCTTCGGAGCGAAAAGGTCTTCATGAGCAAGCAACTCAACGAACATCAAGAACGAGACCGCGAGTCGGCAATTCATTTCATCAAATCAAAAGCATTCCATGGCATCTGCGATGTCTTAGCACTCCCAGCAGACAAAATAAAAACAAGGGCATTAAAAAATGATACTCTCACTCGACCCAGGAACGACGCACAGCGCGTTCGAACAATTCGACCAACGCGG